GACCCCAACGAAGTGATTTGAGAATTGTCTTGACATTTCGTAGAAATCTGTTATAGTGTCGGGCGAGATGCAAGATCAACCAAAAAAAAAATCAGACAAGGGGCACTTCGGCGAAAGCCTTCTTGCATCTCACCCTTGTCTGATTCTCTTTTTGGAGTTTCGTTATGAAGTTTATTAAGCTAACACAAGGGAAGCACGCAACCGTTGATGATGCTGATTATGAATGGTTGAATCAGTGGAAGTGGCAGGCGTTAGTAACGGTCAATGGTTCTTATGCTGTCAGAGTTAATTCGGCAGGCAAATCAACACGGATGCATCGGTTGATAATGGGTACGCCTATTAGATTAGTAATAGATCACAAGAACCACCGAACACTTGATAACCGCAGGCAAAACTTGCGGACATGCACACAAACAGAAAATATGCAAAATAAGCGACCTAATAGGGGCAGAAAATTCAAAGGAGCGTACAGAGACAAGAAAAAATGGCGGTCTCAAATAATGTGCGAGGGGGTCATGTACTGCCTTGGTTCACACAACACAGAAGAACAGGCAGCAAGGGCGTATGACGAGAAAGCCAAAGAATTACACGGACAATTTGCATACCTTAATTTCCCATAAATACGCTTTATTAAGCAAATATTAAGAAAATACACAGAATCTTAATAAATCTTAACATTTCCTTAATATTCACTTGACATTGCGTTAATATTGTGTTATGTGGGAGGCATGACGAAGCGGAAGCCCAAAGAAGAGCATTTAAAGGCAGGCCAGCCGACGAAGTACAAGCCTGAGTACTGCGAGCTTGCGTATAAGCTCTGCCTCCTCAATATCACAGATGCCCAGCTTGCTGGATACTTGGAGGTAAGCGAATCAACTTTAAACCTTTGGAAAATCGCACATCCTGAATTCTCGGAGTCCATAAACAAGGGCAAGCATGTCGTGGATTCAGAAGTCGCGGTTGCATTGGTTCATAGAGCAAAAGGTTATTCGCATCCGGAAACCAAAGTATTCTGTAATGCTGATGGCGATATCACAACCAAAGAAGTTATCAAGCATTACCCCCCAGACACTGGGGCAGCTTTCATCTGGCTAAAGAACCGAGCAGGCTGGAAGGACAAGAAAGAGGTCGAGGGCAAGGTTGAGGTTAAGCATATAGCAACCGACGCAGAGGTGAAGGCTTTACTCCAGGAGGGCGATGATGCAGGCGACGGCATCGCAACCAACTAAATCGGTGGGCCAAGCGTTTGCCGAGACTCCAAGAGGCTGGCAGCGCGATAACCTGAAGATCATCGACAAGAACTCCAATTGCGTCCCTTTCCGGCACAATATTGCACAGCTCATGCTATTCAATGCAAAGAAGAAACAGCGTGAAATGGGCGTGCCGACCAGGATCATTATCGTTAAGGCCCGGCAGAAAGGTCTCAGCACAGGTGAAGCTGCGAGCGTCTTTGAAGAGGTGAACCGAAAGAGCAATGTTCATGCGTGCTTGATCTCAATGGATATCGATGGAACCGATAAAGTTTTCAGGATGTCCAGGACGTTTCAAGAGAACATGCCAGCCGACGAGAAGCGAACACCGAAGCGGAGTAACCGCAAGCTCATTGAGTATCCACACCCGCACAACTCATCGATCCTATGCCAAACGGCTGGCAAAGAGGTATTGGGTCGTGGCGGTACGACCAAAAAGGGCCATTGGACTGAGGTTGCGTTCTGGCGCAATGCAGAGCGGCAGATTGCTGGCCTGCTTCAAGAGGTCCCGGACACAGTTGATAGTAGTGTAGTCATTGAATCAACGGCATTCGGCACCACAGGAGCATTTCACAGCCGCTATCATTCAGCGATTGACCGGGTGCGTTGCAACGATTTTACGGGTTTCATACCGCTGTTTGTTCCGTGGTTCGTGGACGATGAGTATAGCATGACAATTCCACGCGATACGGATATGACTCTATACACCGATCACGAGGCTTTCGGTGATGAGCAACATCAGATGATTCAACACGGTCTGTCACCCGAGCAGCTATACTGGCGACGATGGAAGATACAGAACGCATTCGATAATGATCTGTCGTACTTCATGCAGGAATATCCTTCCACATGGCGAGAAGCGTTCCAGGGGTCCGGGCGGATGGTCTTCAGGCCGTCACAGCTCGACGAGATGGAGAAAGCGTGCAAGCCTGCAATCGCCACGGTTGAGTTCTATGAGGATGAGAGCAAGGAAGTGCGATACAGGCACGTCAATCGTAGAGCGAATTGCTGGAGCGTATGGCGATGGCCTTCGGTGAATCATTCATATTGTGCCTTCGCGGACGTGGCCGAGGGCGTCTTGTCCGATCAGAACAACCCGAAGAGCGACCCTGACCGCAGCGTCGCGGGGATAATGGACCGTGGTGCGATGGACGTACCCTGCGTTTACTATGGCCGCCCGGACACTATCGAGTTCGGCGATCAGTTCATACTTGCTTGCCGATTCTTCAACTACGCATGGGCAAGCCCCGAGATGAATAGCATCGGCCAGAGCGTCCTGGATGCAATGAAGCGAGCGGAGTATCCGTACATCTATCAGCGTGAGCATAAGCAAGAAGAGGTTGTATCCGAAGACTCTAAAAAGCTGGGCTGGAAGACTACCACATTAACTATAAAAGTCATGGTCGCCGATCTTCAGGAGGTTGCGAAGAATAACGAACTCATCGTCTTCGATATAAGAATCATTGGTGAGATGGGAACGTATATCTGGAACAAGAACGGCAAAGCCGAAGCCGACACGGGCGAGCACGATGATTGCGTAAAAATGCTTGAGGGTTTGATACAGATGCACAAGCGATGCCCCTTCGATACTGATCTGAGTTTACTCGATGAGCCTAAGAAATCAACGGCCCATGTAGCGGTGATGGGGCAAGTCGATACCTTTGATGATATGCAGGACGATAGCGTCGAGGACTTGGCTTATAGTGTTGAGGAATTTGTTTAATGAAGTACCCAATCATAATAGCGATACTAATCCTGTTCGTCTGCGGCTTGTTCTCAGTGTGCTACGCTGACAGTAGCATCCTGCCCGATGAGATTAGCTGGTTGGACGATCCATACTACCTCGAATCGTTGTTCGGTGAGTGGTATAGCGAGGATCCTGAGATTCAGGGCTGGTACGCCGAGTATGTGCAGGTTGTGATTGAGAATTGGGGCAAGGGTGGTAAGCTCCCTTACTCGTGGCACGGTGATCTAAACCACGATGGGATAGCGAATATGATCGATTTCGGCAAGGCTGCCGCAGAGTACAGAGGAAGGATATTATGTCATCAAGGACATATTACAAGCGACGCCCGGGGCACGCTAGAGATGAGACATCTTCGGACTCTCTGTTTCTTATTGCTGCTGAGCGATACAAGCGGAGACATGGGCTAAAATGGTTATCACTACTCGACATGCGGAATTTTATGCGGAAATATTATGGATATAAGTAGCTTAATACCGATAGGATGTTTTATTGCTGGCTTACTAGTTGGCGTCGGTGCGATGCTGCTGGGCTTATGGCTCGGCTTCAAAGCATCTTACGATATCCGCAACCACCGAGAGGGCTTCGCGGGTAACACTGACGGGTTGATCCAGACCGACAAGGATGCTGGGGAGTTGGATTTAATAGAGGATTAAAGATAATGGCAGTGACATGGGAAGTAGAATACAGTAATTTAGACCCTACCAGTGGCCGAGCGGATGTAGTATGCACGATGACTGACGGGGCGAATGTCCAGGCTTTTCCATATGACGATGCGATCATAGAAACCCAGTCCGACATTGACAAGCTTCTTGACACGGCTTACGCGGCTTACCAGAAGGCTATAACGCATCAGGAGGCTATCAATACTTTTATTGTCAATCTTGGCGTATCGGGTAAAGCTGAATTAGAATCAAACAGTAAAGCTTATTTAGAGGCGAAGGTGTAATATGGCTAACACAGGACACAACTGGGGTGCGTTTGCGTTTGTTCAAGAATCTTCAAGTGATTGGGATGCCGACGCTTTAGCTGATGACGCAACGGACATAAGCGATGCGATTACAGTGGACATCAAATCTGCTATTATAATCGGCATGGCATTCGCTGAGGACAACACAGGTGCAGTTGTAGCTAATAGCGTTACTGTAGCGGTACTCGGCACAGCCGACGACACGAATTACGAAGATGCTCCCGGCCTCGCAGGTGCTCAGGTAGGTGCTCCGTGGAAGTTTCAAATTACGCCAGTGCAAAACGATACGGTGTACATTCAATTCTCCATCGACCCGCGCGACTACAACCTGTTCAAGATAGCTGTGGTAAACGAAAGCGGACAGGAATTAGCAGTATCATGTAGGATTAAAACATCAGACGTTCCGGTAGCGAGTTAATATGAGACTAAAACCCAGACCATTTAGTAAACCGCAATTATCGCATCCCCTTGCCAGAGGGTTGGGAGGTTATTGGCTTCACAATGAAGGTTCTGGATTAATCACTAATGATCTGAGTGGCAATGGTCAGTATGGTATTATTACTGGTGCGACACGGGATGGGCGAGGTTTAGTTTTTGATGGCACTGAAGATTTTGTCGATTTAGGAACAAGTCCACTTGCCGGTCTTTTTTCTATGAGCATAGAAATGGTATTTACGCCAGCCGTCGATGATACTATATTCCTCATACTTAATGATGGAACATCTTCGCTTCTTGCTTCACACTGGGTTGCTATCGAGACTAATGTAGTAAAATTTTTAATTAACAATGGTATTCCTGATAATGCGAACGGAGGAACTACTATTGTACCCGGAACAACATATCATTTTATTGGAACATGGCTTGCAGGAGAATATCCAGAAATATATATAAACGGAGTATTAGATACGGCCTCTGACACAGGTGCATCTCCTCAAACTGACCCATTGCAAGCGGGTGATACTAATTTAGTGTTTGGTGGCAGACCCGCCAACACTAATGATCCTGTGACAAACGTGGTATTTGACTATAATGGATCAATATCGTATGTGAAATATTACAATCGTGTTCTCAGTGCCACCGAAATCCTACAACTATACAGAAACCCATATATATTATTCGACCGTAGTCATCTTCCGTTATGGCAAAGCGGTGGGGTAGCACCGACAACTAACCCTAAAGGACCTTTCACCCATCCATTATGGGGACCGTTCTCCGGCCCTCTTGTTGCTTAATAGAAAGATATTAAAATGAGTTATCAAGGTGATTTTGTTGAAGATGCAACGGTTTATATACCGTTCAACACGTTCGACTCGAATGATCCTAGTGCGTCGGTTACGATAACTGATCTGGTTGCCGGTGACGTAGAGGTTTACAAGGATGGTGTCATTCAGACTACCCCTGGTGCGGGTGTTACTGTCAATCTTAACGTCGGTGCCAATAACGGTTCTCACATGATCGAAGTTGATACCAGTAACACGACTGACGCCGGATTCTATGTGACTGGTGCTGATTACCAGGTTCGGATCAATGGTACTACTGTCGATGCTGCTACGATCAATGCGTGGGTTGGTTCGTTCTCTATTCAGAACAGGTTTATGAGGGGAACGGATAGTGCTTTACTAGCTGCAAATGTTACAGTAGCCAATGGTGCAATCGACGCCAAAGTAACGTATATCATGGACACGATTCTGACAGAGGGCGGAGCAGGTCGATTGGCAGCGGCGTTTATTAAGCTCTTTGATGTAACATCTCCAACCGGCACCGTTAATAGCCTTCCTGATGCAGTACCGGGTGCGGCGGGTGGCGGATTCATAGCAGGTACAAACGCTCAAACGGCCATAACGACAGCCTTAACCACCGTCTTTGATGGTGATCTAACAGGTGCCGTTGGCAGCGTAGCCGGCGATGTCGATGGGACTGTCACTGGCCTTGCCGCGAAGCTTCTCGCATACGTTCAGCTTCTCGCCCGCTCAGATGCGGCGATAACAACTGACAATTCTACCGAGTTGACTGAGATCAATGCAAATGGTGGCAGTGGCGCCGGTGATTATGCGGCGACCACTGATTCACAGGAGGCTATCAGTGATGCGGGTGGCGGTGACGCCACTGAAGCGAAGCAGGATAGCATTATCGCAACGCTCGGCACCCCGGCGAACATCGATACGGGTGG